TGGTCCCAATGCCCCCTTTTCGATTTGGGGGTGTTACCGCCGCCCTGAATTGCACGTTCGCGCTGCGCGGCAGGGAGGGGGCACCATGCTGACCTCGACCAAAGCAATCCGCTTCCTCGAAAGCCTGGAGATTCCGGAAGGGCCGAAAGCCGGTGAGCTGATCAAGCTGGCACCGTTCCAACGGCAATTCGTGAAGGGCGCGCTTGCCGATGGGGTGAGTGTCGCCGTTCTCTCGATTGGACGGGGCAACGCCAAGACAGCGCTTTCTGCCGGCATCGCCCTGGGCGAAGTGATGGGCAAGTGGGACGATCAGCCCCGCCGTGAAATCGTCGTTGCGGCCCGTACCCGCGATCAGGCCCGCATCGCCTTCGATTTTGTCGTAGGTTTCATTCGCGGTCTGCCGGAAGATGAGCAGGCGCTGTTCACGGTGCGCCGCTCTCCGAAACTCGAAATCGAATATGAGGGCGACGACGGGGGCCATTTCATCCGGGCAATCGCCGCTGACGGCAAGTCCGCTCTGGGCTCCGCTCCGACGCTGGTGCTGATGGATGAACGCGGTCACTGGGCAGCCGATCAGGGTGACGCGCTGGAACACGCGCTGTTGTCCGGTCTGGGCAAGCGTGGCGGCCGCGCCCTGATCATTTCCACCTCTGCCCCTGACGACGCTCACCCGTTTTCGGTGTGGCTCGATGAGGAACAGGAAGGCGTCTATGTCCAGGAACACCGCCCATCGCCCGGTCTGCCGGCCGACGATCTGGAAAGCCTGAAGGAAGCGAACCCCGGCGCGGCTCATGGCATCGGTTCGAGCCTCGATTGGCTTCAGGCGCAAGCGCGCCGTGCCATTGCCCGCGGCGGTTCAACGCTGACCAGCTTCCGGCTGTACAATCGCAACGAGCGTGTTTCCGGCGAGAGCCGCGACGTTCTGCTGACGGTTGATGAGTGGCTGGCCTGCGAGGTGTCCGAACCGCCGGCGCGGCAGGGGCAAGTGGTCATCGGAATTGACCTGGGCGGCTCTGCCTCGATGACGGCGGCGGCTTTCTACTGGCCTGAGACGGGACGCCTGGAGGCCCTTGGCACATTCCCGTCAAAGCCTTCGCTCTTGGACCGTGGCCAGCGCGACGGCGTGTCGGGCCGCTATGTCGAAATGTCCGAACGCGGGGAGCTCTCGACGCTGGGCGCGCAGACCGTGCCAGTGGCCGACTGGCTGCGCACGGTGATGGCTCACGTCGAAGGTGAGACCGTCGCGGCGCTGACGGCTGACCGCTACAAACAAGCTGAGCTAGGCGAGGCAATCGACAAGGCTGGCATTCGCTGCCCGGTTGTCTGGCGCGGACAGGGCTTCCGCGACGGTGGCGAGGATTGCGAGCGCTTCCGCCGTGCTGCCTTCGACGGGAAGATCCTGACCGTTCCCTCGCTTCTGCTGCGCTCCGCGTTCGCTGACGCTGTGACGCTCCGCGACCCGGCGAACAATCTGAAACTGGCAAAGGCCCGCTCGACCGGCCGCATTGATGCGGCATCGGCAACTGTTCTCGCCGTCGCTGAAGGCGCGCGGATGATGGGCCGGCCCGCTCACAAGGGAGGGCGCTTCGCATGGGGCTGAAGCAAACCGCATCACGGCTTATCGCCAAGCATGGGCGCGAGATCGAGATTTTGCGGCCCGGCGAACCCGTCTCCGATGGTGCGGGCAATTATATTCCCGGCCCTGACACGACGCACACCGCGCTTGCTCTGTCTGCGACCTACGCAATCGAGTTGCAGTTTATCGCGGGCGGTCTGTTGGACGTGGGCGATCAACGCATTCTGGTTTCCATCGATGGTCTGGCGATCACGCCGAGCACCGATGACCGGGCACGCATGGAGGGCACTGAATACCGCATTATCCGCGTGTCGCCCTTCGCACCGGCTGGCGAAATCATTTTCTGGGAATTGCAGGTGCGCGATGACTAAGCGCAAGGAATACGCTCGCCACTCCCGCCACGTTACGCGAGGGCCACGCTGGAAAGCTCTGCGGATGCAGGTGCTCGAGCGCGACGGCTGGCAGTGCGTCCAATGCGGTACCCGCCGCCGCCTGGAAGTCGATCACATCAAGCCGGTGCGAACGCACCCGGAATTATCCTATTCGCTGGGCAATTTGCAGACGCTTTGCGGCCGCTGCCATGCCCGCAAAACCCGCATCGAAATCGGCCACAAGCCGTTAAACCCCGCCCGCGCGGCGTGGATGAACCTGGTCCGCCAAACGGGCCGAAACCCTGTCGAGCACGAAAGGAATTAAAATGCTGGACTCCGTTAAAATCTCCCGCCGCCAGTCGGAAATCCGTCAGGAACTGGCAACCTTGATCGGCAAGGCCAAGCCTTCCGATGAAGAAACCCGGTCGATGGAGGAGCTGGACTCCGAATATCGCCAGAACGAAACCCGCTATCGTGCGGCCCTGATCGCTGAAGACACCGAACGCCGCGAAGCTGGCGAGGAACTGGAAACCCGCTCCGAAACGGAATGGGCGAAGGTCATGGCCGGCTTCGAGATGCGGCAGGTTGCGCTGTACCTCGATGAGGGCAGGGAGCCGACTGGCCAGACGAAGGAAATCGTGACCGAGCTGCGTTCGCGCGGCGGCTATCGCGGCATCCCGATTCCCTGGGAAGCTCTGGAAGTGCGCGCCGGCGAAACCGTCGCCAGCGGTACGCCAAACCCGATCCGCACCGCGCCGATCATCGAGCGGCTGTTTGCCGGCTCTGTTGCCGCCCGGATGGGTGGCCAGATGGTCAATGTCGGTGTGGGAGAAGTCGAGTACCCCGTGACCACTTCCGCCGTGACGGCCGGCTGGGCCTCGTCGGAGACCGGCGACGTTCCCGGCCCGAGCGCCTATGCCACGACTGATCGGCCGCTGAAGCCTGATCACAATCTGGGCGTTCAGATGCGCATCACGCGCAAGTCTCTGAAGCAATCCGGTGAAGGGCTTGAACAAGCCGTGCGCCGCGACATGAACGGCGCGATCGAGGAAGCTCTCGATCGTGCGGTGTTCCTGGGCAGCGGTTCGGCAGGTGAGCCCACTGGCCTGTTTGCTGGTGCTTCCGCATGGGGCATCGAGGAAACGGACGTTGACGCGGCCGCGACCTGGGCAACCGTCCGCTCCGAGATTGTCGGGTTCATCAACGGCAATGCAGCGACCGGCCCCGGCGATGTGCGGGCCATGTTCCGCCCGGAAGTCTGGGACGCGATGGACGACGCGATCTGGGACGATGGCAGCGGCATCACCGAATGGGATCGGATGGCGAGCAAGCTGGGCAAGACCCTGCTGTCTCACAATGCCCTCGCTGATCCTGCAGGCGATCCGGTGGCAACCAATGCCCTCCTGACGACCACGGCCGGCGGTGTTCCGCCGTTCTTCGTCGGCGCATGGGGCGGTATCGACCTGATCCGCGACCCGTACTCCGACGCACAGTCCGGTGCGCTTCGTCTGACGGCTCTCGCCACGATGGACGTGACGATCAGCCGTGCGGCGCAAACCCGCATTCTCAAGGGTGTTCAATAGTGCTCTGGGCCGGTTCCAAAGGCGGGCTTGAAGTCCGCACCGCTGAGGGCGGGACGACCGTTCTTAGGGGCCGGTTTCCGTATGCCGTGCCGACCGTCTTGCGGGATGGTCGGCAACGGCTGCGGGAAGTTTTTGAAGCACGCGCATTCGGAAAATCACTCGCTGAGGGCGGCGAGGTTCATTTCCTCGTTCACCACGATTTTGACCGTCCGCTTGCCAGCCGTTCGGCCGGCAGTCTCGACGTGAAAGACGATGATGACGCGCTGGTATTCGAGGCGCGTCTGTCGCCTGGTATGGGCGGCGTCGGATATGTCCGCGACTTTCTGGGCACGCTCGAAAGCGGCCTGGTGGGCGGTGTCTCTCCCGGCTTCCAAATACCGGAAGGCGGCGAGACAGTGACCCGCGATGCTGACGGCCTGTTGCGCACGGTGAGAGCGGCAAACCTTGTCGAAATCAGCGCCGTGACGAGGCCCGCTTATCCAGCGTCCCAAATCGAGGCGCGAAACTGGCAGCCGGAAAATCCGCAGATGCTGGTTGTCGGCTCGCATCCCTTGAACCGTTGGAGGCTGTGAAATGGCCCTTACCCGAAAGCAAGTCGAAGCAGCCCCGGCGAGCTATCCAGACGCTCCCGCTGGTTTGTCAGCCGCCGCCGCAGCGCTTAATCACGACGCACTCTGGCAGCGCATCGAATCATGGATTGCACACCGCTGGGGCGAGCGGGAAGTGGTCTGGACCGTCGAAGTCGAGAACGGCGACGATGAGTGGATTATTCCGCTTGCGCCTGTCTCGACGGGGTACGTCGAACAGTGGCGCGACGGTGCGTGGGATGAAGTGCTATTCGTCCAAGGGCCGCTTGGCGTCATTCTCCCCTCTGACGGCATGTTCCGAGTCACGGCGACTGTCGGCAGCGATGACGAGCCGCCGGAGGCGGTGCTGGAAGCGTTTCGCCGGCTGGCCGAATATCTGGCCGATGAGCCCGACCGTTCGGCGGCGTCCAGCTA